CTATTCAAGAGCGCCCAGAGGGCATGGCCGTATTCCTACATGAATGGAAGCGTGAGGGTGGCATAAATGATCTTGAACTTACAGGTGAATTAGCAACACTTGCTCGTAGATACAGGCCTAGAAAATTTGCTTATGATCCAAACACTGCTGGCTACATTGCGCCCAGACTTGCACAAGCTGGCATAGCAACCGAACCAACACCATGGGCATCAGCAGGTTTTGCCATTAGTTGCGATCAAACACTCAATGCAATGCAATCTGGCAAATTCATTCATCCCGGGCAACCGACATTACATAGTCACTTAGTCTCATGTGCTAGAAGGCCAGCATCAGATGGTGGATGGCGCATTGCGCGTAGAGCTGCTCAAGTACCAATCACAGCTGCAGTGGCATTAGTAATGGCGGCTGGTCATGCTTGTGCGCCACAACAGAGTGTGAGTATCATTAGTGCTTAAGGTCTACTTGGCAGTACCCCATGTGTGGGCTAGTCACTCCTATCACTAGCCCACACATTCCGACACGCTTACCAGATGCTTGAATGTCACACATTTGTGAGATAATGCAGTATGGGATTTATTGATTTCTTACTGGGTACAACACCAGAAAAATCAGACGTACAAGCCAAAGCAAATTTGGCCATACCTTACTACCAAGATAATTTCAGCCCATTCCAAGCCTTTGGCATTAACCGTGGCGATGCTATGCAAGTGCCAGCTGTCGCCCGGGCGCGAAACATCATCTGTGGGACTATTGGCGAACTGGGTTTGCATTCTTACAATGAAATTACTGGCGCAAAAATTGAGGGCCGACCACTATTAAAGCAACCTGATCCAGCCTTGCCGCGTTTTATAACTATGTGTTGGACCATTGAAGACATTTTATTTTTGGGACATGCGTTCTGGCTTGTTTTGGAAGTTAGCCCAGAGGATGGCCGACCTATTGCATGCCGCCGCATTGATCCAACTCGGGTTACTTTTACAACTGATTTACAAACTGATGAAATTCTAAATGGCTTTTACCTAGATGGTAATTTGTGTCCTGCTTATGGTGTTGGATCGCTAATCATGTTTAGTGGTTTAGATGAGGGACTACTAAATCGTGGTGGCCGAACCATTAGAACAGCATTAGAACTTGAAATGGCAGTAAGCCGAATGGCTGCTGAACCAAACCCAACAATGGTTATAAAGAACACTGGCGTAGATTTACCGCCAGAGCAGGTATCAAGCCTATTAGCATCATGGAAACAAGCGCGGCAGCAACGCTCAACCGCTTACTTGTCAGGACCTTTAGATGTAACAACCTTTGGCTATGATGCCGGGCAAATGCAACTTTCTGAATCACGCTTAAATACAGCTGCTGAAATTGCCCGACTTTGCAATATCCCGGCATGGTACATAAACGCCGAAAGTGCCAGCGCAACTTACTCAAACGTAAGCCAAGAGCGCCGTAGCCTTGTGGACTTTAGTCTTAAGCCTTACATGGCCTGTATTTCAGAGCGTTTAAGCATGAATGATCTAACCCCGCGTGGCTCGGTTGTTAAATTTGATTTAGATGATTACCTACGTGGTAACCCACTAGAACAAATTGAAGTATTGGAAAGAATGCTTGCAGCTGGAATTATCAATGTTGATGAAGCTCGTGAGGAAATGGAATTAGCACCGAGAGGAAATGAAGCAAATGCAACTTAATTTCGAGGGCCAAGTGTTGGCCGCAAGTGTTGAAACACGAACAATTAAAGGCTTAGTAGTACCTTTTGCTAAAGTTGGCAACACCTCTGCCGGGCCAGTGCGTTTTGAGTTTGGCGCATTTGGTGACATTGATGCAAGCCAGATTGTCTTAAACATGGAACATGACCGGACACGCCCATTGGGTCGTGGCATCGCTGGCAGTGAGGAAGTTACCCCTGCCGGTATTTCAATGGCTTTCAAAATTGCGCCAACTGGTGCTGGCAATGATGCACTAGTCGAAGCATCCGAGGGACTGCGCCCGGCATTTAGCATCGAAGCCAATGTGGGCGAATACGTAATTGAGAAAGGCGTGATGGTCGTATCATCCGCCAAGCTCGAAGCCGTTGCACATGTAACAAACCCAGCATTTAAGGATGCACAGATTTCTCAGGTCGCAGCTACCGAAGAAACCCCAGAAACCACCGAAGCAGAAATCCCTGCCGAGGAACAACCACAGGAGATAACAGTGGAAGAAACAACCGCACCAGTGGCAGATGAAGTGACCGCAGCCGCGGTTGTTCACGCTGCCGCACCAGTGGCTTACACAAAGCCACGTTCACCAATCAAGACTCAAGCACATTTCCTAGAGCATTCAATCAAGGCTCAACGCGGAAACCATGAAAGTGCAGAATGGATTGCACACGCAAAGGCAGAGGATGCAAAGCATCTAACAGCTGCTGATGACAGTTTCACAACCAACCCGGCATTCAAGCCAATTCAGTATGTATCACAGGTAGTAGACAACCAGATCGGCGCTCGTGGCGCGATTGATGCAATCGGTACACGTTCACTACCTAATGCAGGTATGACCGTATCCATTCCAAAGATCACCACATCAGGATCAGTTGCAGAAACTGCCGAAGGTGCTGGACCATCTGAAACAGGTATTGTCAGCTCTTATGTTGATGCAACCGTAAAAGCCTACAAGGGACTTCAACGGTACAGCGTAGAACTATTTGACCGCGCTGACCCAAGCTTCTACGCAGCCATGTTGGATAACATGCGCCGTGTTTACGCTCAAGCAACAGAAGCTGCAGTAATTGCAGAATTAACATCAGGTGGAACAGCGGCAACTGCAACCGCCGCAGATGTAGATGGCATTGTTTCGTTTGTTAAGACCGAAACTCCAGCTGCTTACCTTGCAACTGGCGAATTGGCTACACGTTACATTGCTGGCACATCCCAATGGGGTTTGCTAATTGGCGCACAGGATTCATCCAAGCGACCAATTTTCAGCGCATCACAGCCAATGAACGCAGCTGGCGATGTTGGTACACAGTCACTACGCGGAAACGTAATGGGCCTAGACCTTTACGTATCCAACAAGGCTGTTTCAACATCCATTGATGAATCAGCATTCATTGTTGTTCCATCATCTGTTGCCATTTACGAAAGCCCAGTATTGCAGCTTTCGACAAACGTAGTTACAACTGGCGAAATTGAAACAATGCTTTATGGCTACCTAGCCGTCAAGGTTGTTACAGCTGGTGGAGTACGTCGCTTTAACCTGACCTAAGTCAGAGTTAGTTAGAAGTGTGGGGGATGCGGCCCTGTGTCCCCCACACACTCACAAGAATTGGATTGAGACATGGCACTAATTACACTAAGCGAGTTAAAAGCCGTACTTGGTATTGGTGACATATATGCTGATGCAATCGTGCAAGCCGTTGCCGATAGCGCCGAAAACATAATCCTTTCCTATTTAACTTTTGATGATGTATCTATTAAGGGCGTATCACTTACAAGTAATGTGGCTCGCTTTTATTGCTATGACAACACTTTTGTAGTTGGTCAAGCATTAACGGTTAGCAAGTGTGGCGCACCCTTTGACGGATCGCGCACTGTAACAACCGTAGGCAAAGAGGATGGCGTTACATTCTTTGAGGCTGCCATTACAAACGCAAACATAACCAAGCGCTATGTCATACCTAATGGGAGAGCAGTATTAACCAGCCAAGCCACTCTGTATGACACCACGCCAGAAGTCAGAGAAGCTGCTATGGCCGTTGCCTGTGACATCTGGATTACACGTACTGGCACACTTGGCCAGCAAGGTGTGGATTTCCAATCTCCAGCGCCTTACCGTTTAGGTCGCTCAATGCTTACCCGAGTATCTGGATTACTAGGTAAGCACCTAGATACCAGAGGCTACATTGGCTAATCTAGCGACTTACCGTGATGCACTCGCCGCAACTCTTGCAGCTGCCGGGCGAGTAGTTTACGCATACCCAAATGAAAACATCACCCCGCCAGCAATTGTGCTTGTGCCGGGATCGCCTTATATAACCGTTAGTGCCATTGGTGGCGCTCGTTGTAATGTGCGCTTTGACATCACAGTAATTGTTAATGCAGCTGACAACCGAGCTGCCTTAGCCAACTTGGAAACTTTAATTTTTAGTGTCACCGACCTACTAGCCAACAACATCTCGTTTTTGGGTGGATGGTCACAACCCACAGTCCAGCAAATCGGAAACGCCGACATGCTTATCAGCCAGATCAACATCGAGATGGTAACAACCAATTAAGAAAGCGAGAAAAAAATTATGCCAGCAACTTACATAACTGGGCGTAACCTCACCTTATCGATCAACTCGGTGTCGTACGCTGATCAAGCATCAACAGTTACACTAGAGCGCGAAAACAACCAGCAGGTACTTGAAGTTTTATCGGGTCGCGCTTACAAGACCGTTGATAAGACCGCCACACTCAATGTGGAACTATACCTAGACGATACTTCAAGTGCAGGTATTATCTCGGCACTTTGGGATGCAGCGAACAGCGCACCAGATACATCGCTTGCATTCTCATTTGATGTAAACGGTGACACATTCACTGGCAACGTGTTTCCAGTATTCCCAACAGTCGGTGGCGCTGCCACAGACGTACTAACAACCAGCCTCAGCTTTGTTGTTGAGGATGGAACAGTCGCAAGAGCCTAACTAGCAGAACAGGGCAACTATTATGCAATACACAGTTACAACAAAACAGGGCAATAACTACATAGTGAGCGATGACTCGGCTTGGCTGTGGATCGAGATTGAACGTGAACTCGGATACACAGTCAGTCAAGCAGCTGAAAAGATGAGCCAAGGTTCATTAGATGTAATTACTTGCATGCTTTACAAAGCCGCTAAAGCGGCAGGGCATACAAAGTTACCTAGTCAGCAAGCATGGGTCACCAATGAGTTTGAACACTTTGAGGTGGTCGAGGAAAGCCCAAAAGAGAACTAAGGGATTCGTTGGTCAGAATCGCAGTTACGACTGGCATCCCTTTAAGTGATTTGATGGACTGGTCGCTCGCAGACTTAAGCACAGCAATAACGCTGATAAGGGAAAGGAATGGACATGGCTGAAAGAACAACAGTCAAAATCACACCTGACTCCCGGGACTTAAAAAACTTGTACAAAGCATTTAGGGAAATGGACGAGGGTGCAAAACGTGCACTTAAAGATGATGTAACTTCCATTAGTGCGTGGTCAGCAACTGAATTACAAAGCAGTTACACGATGAATCCGTTACCAGCCCAAGCCCAAAAGGTGGCTGCGACAATTAGGGCAAACAAGGATCGGTTACCTAACGTAACTATTGGTGGCAGTAAAGGCCGATTCAGTGGTGGTGCGGTATCCGGACAGGTTTTGTTTGGATCTGAATTTGGTGGGCCAGCACCCTTTCAAAATGGTGGCAGACGTTTCCCGGATCGTTCTCCAGCTAGTGGGCGTGGCAATGAGGGTTATGGAATCTTTAAGGTGCTTAAGCAAATACAACCCGAACTTACACGCCGATGGAAAGATGCGGTAACACGCAGAGTCACAGAAAAGTGGGATGACAACAATGGCTGATGTAAGAACTTTAAAACTAAACCTACTTGCAGATGTAGACCAATTTAGCCGTAGCCTGAATACCGCTGACAATGACACTAAATCGTTTAGCAAGAAAATTGGCGGTTACGGCAAGACAATGGCCAAGGCCTTTGCAGTTGCTGGTGTAGCCGCTGGCGCTTATGCAATTAAGTTAGGTGTAGATGGAGTCAAGGCAGCCGTCGAGGATGAACAATCTCAATTGCTATTGGCAAAAGCTTTACAAAATACGACCAAGGCGACAGATGAGCAAATACAAAGCATGGAAAATTTTGTTACTACACAACAATTGGCCTTTGGTGTAGCAGACACAAAGTTACGCCCGGCAATTGCTAATCTTGCCAGAGCTACTGGTGATCTTGGCAAAGCCCAAGAGCTGACAAACCTTGCATTAGACATTTCTGCAGCTACAGGCAAAGACTTAGAAACGGTATCTCTAACCCTTGGTAAGGCTTACGACGGCAATTTTGGATCGCTTACTAAATTAGGAATCCCACTTGATGACAACATTAAAAAATCAAAAGATTTTAATTTAGTACAAGAGGAATTAACAAAGTTATTTGGTGGAACAGCCAAGAAAAATACAGAAACTTATGCAGGTCAATTAGCCATTGTTACCGAGCGATTTGGCGAAATGAAAGAATCTATTGGTGTGTCCTTACTGCCAGTTATGAAAACACTACTTGAGCAGGTCAACATGGCTGCCAAAGCGTTTAGTGGCGAGGATGCACAAGGTTTAAGTAGCCGAGCAAGAGAATTAGCAGGAACATACGACGGCCAAGGCGGTGGCGCTTACAACTTAGGTTTGGCCTTAAAAAATGTAGCAACTTCATTCAGTAATGTTTTTAAAGCTTTGAATGGATCAAACGCAGACGGTGCTACCGATAATGCTCAAAGTTTTGCAAATGCCCTTAACAATGTTGCTGGCGCTATTAACGCAGTTGCCAATGCTTACGCCAAGGTAAAAAAGATTGGTGGCGCAGTTCTTGATTTTATTGAAATTGGTGACGGTGGATTAAAGTTTGCTGATACTGATTTGGGCAAGGCTCTTGGCTACACTAAGCGAGCAGCTGGTGGACCTGTAAATGCTGGTCAACCTTATGTTGTTGGAGAATTTGGCCCAGAGTTATTTGTTCCAAGTGGCTCGGGATCGATTCGCCCAGACAACGGGGCTGGCCAAGGCGTGACCATAATTATGAATGGTGTTATTGACGGTGAGTCTGCTCGCCGTAGCATTGAACGCCTATTACAAGACTCCTCAAGGCGCACAGGGGCGGTTAATCTAGTCGGGGCTACATTGTGACCAGTTACGATCCGTACCCAACTGTGACCTTTGCAGGGGCTACAACCTACGCTGACCAGACAATCTCAAGCATCTCAATCCGATCTGGCCGCAATGATGTAACTACTCAGCCACAGCCCGGGTTTGCCTCTATCAGCCTTTGGACAGATGCCGACACGCCTTTATCGGTTGCCTTGAGTCAATCTGTGTCAATCTCGATTGACAAGGGAACATCAGGCACACAGGAAATCTTTGCTGGCATTATTTCTGACATTGACATAAGTCTTCAAGCCTATGGATCAGATGGCTCAATCGCCATTTACTCAATCACAGCCGTTGGCCCATTATCACAGCTAAACCGTCACTTAGTAGGCGGGGCTAACTATGCCAAAGAATATGACGGCACAAGAATCTTAAACATTCTTAGCGAAGCCTTTTTGCAATCATGGTCAGATTTAAGTCTTACTTTGACATGGAATGACTTACCTACTGAAACAACTTGGGCTAGTTATGATGCAACCAATGTGGCTTTAGTTGATAACTTAACTGCCAATGTTGATGTGCCGGGTGTTTATGAATTAATGGCTTACTCCGATGGCGAGGCTGACGCTTACATTCTTGCAACACAAGCTGCTAACTCTGGCCGTGGCGTACTTTGGGAGGGTGGCGATGGAGATTTACACTATGACGATTACGCAAGCCGATCCAGCGCAAGCCCACTGACCCTCACAGCTGATGACATTCTTGCCCAAGGCTTGCGAACCGCAGCACAATGGGGCGAAATTGTAAACGATGTTAATGTTACCTACCGAGCAGGTACAGAAAACGTCAGAGATGAAAACTCGATCATTCAGTATGGCCAATTGTCTGGCACTCGTACAACACAACTTCATAACAGCGCAGATGCTTTGGCTCAAGCGCAAGATTTTTTGGAATCTCGGGCATACCCAAGAATGTACCCGGAAACAATCACAATACCTTTACACAGTCCAACAGTTTCAGATGCAACTCGAGATGCTTTAGCAGCTGTTTACAATGGTTTGAGAGTACAAACTACTGCCCTACCAGCAGTATTTGGAACAAACTTTGATGGCTTTGTCGAGGGCTACACATGGAACTTGACCCGATACACCGCCGAACTTGCCCTGAACTGCTCGGCATATTCAGAAACTTATTTGAGTATTATTTGGGATCAAGAACCACCAACTCTGACATGGGCAGGGTATACTCCTATTACACAAGCATGGCAGGATTTATAGAATGGCAACTACAACAAATTATGGGTGGAGTACCCCCGATAATACAGCGTATGTAAAAGATGGCGCGTCTGCCATTAGAACTCTTGGAAGTGCAATAGACACCACAGCTGC